CTGTTAAGAAATTCTTTGCAATGGTTAAGAAGAACAATAATACTAAGGATGCTTTAAGAATTGTCTTTAATTATGGGGTTCTTATCCTTAAGGCTGATAAAAAGAACAAAATTAAGATGTCCGAAGAAGTTCATGATACGATAATAAAATATCTACAGAATCTTGAGAAACTAATTCACTTAAAGGAAATGTTATGACAGATATTGTAGAATCCTTTGAAATTCAAGATATTAAAGAACCAATCTTAAATACTGAAATCATTAAGAGGATTTTAAGAAATAGAATGAATGAACAAGGATATTCGGAGAATGATATTAATTCATTTCTTGGAAAAATTAAAAAGGTCTTTGGTTATCAGAAATCTTTTGATGGATTCGACTATTTAATTTTCTATGCGTTTGAAGATTCTTGGTTAGAGTATCATTTTGTTAAATTAGATGACTTAAGTTCTGTCGGTCAGGATACTAAAAATCTTAAGAGTTCTCAGGAGCTTTTTTCTTTTCTGTTAAGTGTAGCTTTTAAACAGCTTAAAAAATGTTCTTCGGTACGTATTATTGCACCAGAAGATAATACAAAGCGCCAAGAATTATACTTAAAGATTATTCAAAAGGTTATAAAAGAGTATAATTTAGGTCACAAGTTATTTAGGAAAGATAATATTTTTGAGCTTGAATGTGAAGGTAAGAAACCTCTCTGGAAATCTAAATCAATTCTTGAAATGTATATGGAGAAATAATGGAAAATTATAAAGAAGAAACCTTTAGAACAGTAACTGTTGTCTACGACTCTAATAAAATTAAACCGTATCAGTTAAAGGATATTAGATATTATTGTGAAATGTACGATCCTTATTCTTGTATGATTGATGATTTTACTCAAATGAAACGAGCTGATGAGGTTAATAAGAAAGTTATTCAGGGTCTCAAGGATATTGGTGTTTATTCTGCTGTATGTAGAGATATTGATATGCCTCAAGGTCAAAGAGATTTGGTATTATTCTTAAATAATGAAAGTAAAACAGATGAGAAATAAAGATGAGATTGAAAAATTCTGGGAAGAGTATGAACAAGAGCAAGAGCAAGAGCAAATAAGAGAGCAGGAATTTAATGATAATTCTTTTGACGATCTTAAAGAAATGGTTCTAAAGCTGACTGAAGAAGTTAATAAATTAAAGGAAAAATATGACAGTCTATAAAGATATTTGTGAAGAAGTTGCAGTTGATGTTGATTTAGAAGATTTTGATTTTGAAGAAATTTGTAACCACGTCTCTGAAGTAAATTCAAATGATCCTTCTTATTATGAAAAAGCACTTATTGAAAAATTGCAACATACCCTATTCTATAAAAATATGAATATTAGTGATTTTGTTTATCAAATGGAACGAGACGAATTTAATGAACTTTTTGAAGTTATGAAGAACTCTTGGCAAGCTCAAGTATGAAAGGTGTTCTTTCTCTTCATTTCGCATTATTAAGAAATAGCGAATCTCATAAGACCTTTATTATTTACGCAGGTCAATATAAACATAAGTGTCTCAATAAAGATCAATTATATCTTCTGAAAATATTTAAAAATGATGTTCAATATTGTACAAATCTCAAGGAAGTAACAAAGACTTCAAGCGAGTATGTTAAGTACTTCAAGGAAAATTTTCCTGAGCTATACTTATAAATAGTCTTTTAGAATGACTTAAAGGAATATTAATGGCAGAAGGTTTGTACACTATAGACCCATATACAAGTATTGTCCAATATAATGAAGCTCTTCAAGCATTAAGAAATAATAAAGTACCATTTAGACAACTAATATCCTTAAGAAGTCCTTATCATTGGTATTTTGAACTTCCTTACGCTCCATTGCTAGTTAATTATGATGAATTAGATAAGTCTTCTGCTCGTTATTTGGTAACAAAAACTGTTCCTATTAGACCTTCTGATGATTATATCTTACAACGAAGAGAGTCATCAGGATTAGATGGACTTTCTAAGTATATTGAAAATACTCCTCTTTTAGAAGCACGAAAGGCTAAGTACGCAGTATTCTTTAATGCTACTTCTTTTGAATCATTAAAATTTGCATCCAAGTCGTTGCCAGGAGTAAAGATTTGGTACTTTGGAAAGCATCTTAACTCAAAATATAAAGTGGCGATGTGTACCAATAAACTAATTTTAAACTTTATTCCTCAGAACTCAATTCTTCTTGAAAAGAATAACGCTCCAGTAGTTGCCAAAAAGGTTGGTGGTTCAGAAGGGACTGGAGGAAATGTTGGGAATGATTATTCTAAAGTTGGTTATTTTGAAGCTGATCTAAATTTTAGAGTCTTTAGACAGAAGGATTTTTTAAAGAAATTTTCAGAAACTCCATACTTTGTTAGTGGAGAGTATAATCAGATTAAGTTTCAAGGAACTCTTGATAATCCAGATGCTCAAGCAAGGTTTACTTTCTAGAAAAAATTAACTAGAATGTTTATATAATATAGAATCCTAAAGAAAAGGAAATTAATGGTAATCAAGATTGAGTGTAATCGGTCGATTAGAAAGTTGAATATTGAATTTGCAGATGATGGAAGTCCCTCGAGTTCTGAAGATTTTGAATTTGAAGAGTCCTATAGTGACACTCAAGAATTAAAGACGAAGCATCAAAAGCCATCTAAGTCAAAGAACCCAGAAAAGTTACTTAGTTTAGATGATTCAGATATTCCAGAAGTTGAACAGGAAATTATTGAAATTCCGCAGATTGAAGAGAAGGAACGAGCTCCGCTAGTTTCGGAAGATATGCAGAATTTGAGTTTTTGATGGGATTTTTTATAAATCTTCTTAAAAGAAATGAACCTGATGATTTAGAGTTTGAAATCGCGGTTGTAGAGAGTCTTGATTCTCCTGTAAAATATTCATCAGAGTTGGAAAAGAGAAATGAAAATAGACTTATATATAGAGGAAACTTTTCTGTTCAGGGAAGAGATTTAGCATATAAGCTGGAAATTCATCCTAAGGATAGAACGGCATACTTTCTATTTAAAACATACGTTTCAGGAATTTCTACAGTTGGTTCACTGAATATTTTGACTCCTCGTCAAACATTATCAGTCTTCTCAACTCTTAAGGAAATTCTTCTTGAACATATTGATGAATTTGATCAATTGGAATATGATTCAGCAGATGAAAAGTTATTGAGATTTTATATCACTCTAGCGAGTAAACATTTCCCTGACTTTAAACATCTTATTCAAGGACTCAAAGGAACATTAACAAAAAATGGAACAACTCGAAAAGAAGAAAAATTTGAAATAAGGAAAATAAAATGAAGAAAGTTTTAGGAATTGATTTAGGTTTTGGTGCTCAAAAGATAACCTATGGGTTATCGGATGGTACTATTTTAAAGAGGTTTAAGTTTCCAAGTATGATTGGAATTACTAAACGAAATGAACATGTCCAAGATGAAAGAATTTATGCTTTTAAAGGCCATAATTATTATGTTGGCGAAAATGCTGAACATCTTCCATCAGAGAATCTTATCGATATTGTGGATTATAAGAATCTTGAGCATTATGCCCCTCTATTTTTACACCATGCTATAAAAATGATTGGAGATGTTCCGGATATTATTGTGGCAGGCTTAAGTATTGCTCAAATTGGAAACTCTGGTTATTTTCAGTCTGAACTTCGTAAGTACACTGTGGACAATAAAGAGTATAACTTTGAGCACGTCTTTGTTCTTCCTCAAGGAGCTGGCGCCAAACTAACTATCGATAAGTTCGGAGATGAATTTCCAAAGGAACAAAAGGAAGACTTGAGTCAGAGTACCTATATTGGAGTTGACATCGGGATGAACACCATTGACTTGTTCTTGGTATCGGATGGTAAAACGTCCCCGAATCTTTTTGAAGGGATTGAACGAGAAGGAGTTATGAAGATTGCTCAGCAAGTGGCTAAATTAGTTCATCAAGATTTTAATCGTAGTATTACTCTTCAGGAAGCTCGTGAAGTGATTGACTCAGGCACTTACAAACTTCGAGGAAAATCGCATACTTATAAAGATCAAATTGACGAAATTAAGAAAGAATATCTTAAGAATCTCATTAGATTAATCGAATCTAAATTTGGTAAAATTATCGATAAATGTAATTTCATTTCTGTTTCTGGTGGAGGAAGTACGATTTTCAAGAGTACTGAAGACGGATTCTTTAAGATTCCTAAAACTGCTCACGAATACTACAACTCAATTGGGCAGTTTTTATACGGAGTTCAGCAATCCAAAAAATGAGTGAATTTATTTCTTATTTAAAATTACTTCAGGAGTCTTTTGACTCACCTCTGAAGTTCACAAAACGTATTAAAACTGATTTTGAAGGTCTAACTCAACGAGGAGAATTTGAAGTCCAGAATAAATTCTTTTCGTATAGGCTAGAGTTTAAAGAAAATGAGCTTTATTTTTCTTTTGATCAAATTGTCAATAATATTCCTACTCAAGATGATATTAACACTCTTTCAAATAAAGAAGTTTTAAATGTATTCTCGACAGTTTTGGAAATTCTTAAGGATTATATTCAAAAAGCAGATTATATTCTTATAGAACCTTCGACAGTTAAAAAGTTTGATATTTATCTAAAGATAGTAAAGAACTTTAATAAACAAAATAATTTTAAAATAGTTATTCATAAACCATTCGATATTGAAATGTTTAGATTAAATAAAGATAGTCATAATGAAGTAATTATTCAAAATCCGAAAAGAACTTTTAAGTTCAAGAAAAATTAATTAGAAGTCTATTATAATATAGATACAAAAGAAATAAAGGAATTAAATGTTAAATAAATCGACAATTGAAGTTTTGAGTCAAATCGCTCCTATCTCTGCTACAGCAAATGGAGGAAATCCAGTAGTTATTACATATCCAAACACAATTGTGTCCTCTGCAGCAGGAGATATTCTTATTAATTATGATATTCGTGCAACAGAAGTTGGTGAGTTTGAAACTCTTCCAATCTATAATATGCAAGAGTTTCTTAGTACATTTAAACTCTTTAAAGATGAGCGTGTTGTTAAGCGTATTGATAATATTGTTAATATTTCGGATGGTTCATCAAGTGTGAACTATATCGTAAATAATGAAAAGGCTTGTGGATGGTCAGATAAATCTTCAGCTTTTACAACCACCGAAGCTGTCCCTACAGTATGTGAATTTGTTCTTTCTAAGGATCATTTGAAAAATCTCCGTCAAGCTTCTGGTATTTTTAAAGACCTAGATGAGATTATTTTTGAAACTACTGATAGTGGTGTTAATATTTCACTTGGTTCAACTGGTAAATTTAATGCAAAAAGTAATACATATAGTATTAATATGATGGCAAAAATTTCTAACCAATTTAGCATTCGTCTTCCTGTTGGAAATTTGAATATGATTCCAATTAGCGACTATAAGTTTGAAGTGAAGTATAACTCCGCTAAAGATGCTTATCGTCTATTACTAAGTTCAACAGAATTAGAAAACTTTAAGATTCTTCTTTCTTTAAAGAAGTAATTTATTAACTAAGAATACGTTATAATATATAAATAAAAATAGCACAGGTAAATTGCTTTTGGAGCCTGTTGAGGCTCCTTTAAGGAGTTTACTCCATGTTTTAAATGGCGTTGTCAATTATAGAAGTTTGACTGTTAGAAAATAGAAGCCTAATCGGCAAAATAGAAAAAGGAAATAAAATGGAATTTGAAAATATGTTTAACTGGGACGCAGCTCAAGATGCCGCTGCAATGAATCCTTTCGCTGGTAAGAAAACTTATGAGAATGATACTCGTTTTTATGTTCTTCCAAAAAATGAGAAAAAAGAGGGAGTTGCCATCGTTCGTTTACTTCCAGATAGTGAAGGGAAAAAATTTACTACGATGTTTAAAATTGGTACTACAATTGTTCAAAATAGTCAAAAACGATTCATGAATCAATATTCTCCTGCGAGTATCGGTATGCCTTGTCCTTTCCAAGAAAAATGGGCTGAATTGTATAACTCAGGCGATAAAGAACAAGCTAAATTATTCTCTCGAGGTGTTCGATATATTGTTAACATTAAAGTTATCAAGGATCCTTTGAAACCAGAGAACGAAGGCAAAATCTTCCTTTATGATATTTCAGGAAGCTTGAAAGATAAGTTTCAACTTGCTATGGAGCCATCAGAAACTGATATTTCACTTGGAACAAAACCAAAACAATTATTTAATCCTTTAACGGGACATAATATTAAACTTGTGGCCAAAATTGGAGCTAATAACCAAACAAATTATGATTCTACGGAAATCGTTGCTGAATCTAGTGCCATTTATTCTTCTGTAGAAGAAGCAATGGCTGATATCAAGGCAAATACTTATACTATTAGTAAAGAACTTCTTGCTCCTGAAAAATTCATGAGTTACGCAGAACTTCAAGATAAATTGAAATGGGTAACTTTCCAAGATGGTCCAGAAGTTAAAGCTCCTGCTCAAGTATCAACAGCAACACCAGCTCAAGAAGCTGCAGCACCAGTTGCTCAAGTTTCCACTCCTACTCCAGCACCAGTTGCTCAATCAGCAGGTCAAAGTGACTTAGATCAGCTTCTTGATGGTCTCCTTTAATGGAGATTGTCTCCTAAAGGAATTATATGGTACTTGTTGACTATTCACATTTGGTTCATAGAATGCTCTATGTTGCAATTGCTGATACAAAACCAAGAAAACAAGCTGGGAAGTTTATAACTGAGGACTTTAAGAATGTCTTTGTGTTTCTTCTTATGCAACAACTCATCTACGTTAAAAGAACTTATGGTCATAAATACGGCGAAATTATTATTTGTTTAGATAATTCATCTTCAGGTTATTGGAGAAAGGATATTTGTCCACTCTACAAAGCTCAAAGAGGTAAAAGTCGAGATGAGTCTGATATTAATTTTTCTGAAGTCTTTGATATTGTCAATGAGATACTAGATAATATGAGGTTGAACTTTCCTTTTAAGATTCTAGATATTGAAAAGACTGAAGCTGATGATACTATCATGGTTTTGTCAAAGACCTTTTCAAAAGAAGAAAAAATTCTAATTTATTCCGAAGATAAAGATTTTTTTCAACAACTAAAGCATGATAATGTAGACTTCTTTAGACCTGTTGCTAAAAAATGGATAACTCGAGAGGAAAAAGACCTCGATAAATGGACTGTTGAACACGTTTGTTTAGGAGACGAGTCTGATAACGTTCCAAGAATTGTTGACAATATTTGGTTCTCTGATAACTTTAAGAAGCACTTAAGTAATTTTGGATTAGTTGATATTTCTGATAAAATGCAACTTGATATTGCACTTTTGGATAAACCAGACTTGAGAGAAAATATTTTTAACTCTTTTTCTATATATAAGAAGAATAGAAAGGGTGAAAATACGGATGAACTTGATATTTACAATAACCCTAAAATGGGTGAAAGCACTCTCTGGAAAGCTATTGAAAAGGCTGGAGGAATAGAACAATATATCAATTCTCATCCTTATATGAAAAAACGATACGAGTTAAATAAACTTCTTGTTCTTGAAGAATATATTCCTGAGCATATCGAAGAAAAAATTCTCCAAGCTTTTAATATTCCAGCTCCTGAATACAATATTCAAGAGATTGAAAACTTATTTAAAGCTTACAACCTCAAAAAACTTATGCCAGAAATT